GCCAGGCGAACCGGGAGTGCGGCGCCGGCCGGGGCATTGGTGTGATGCTATTTGCGCTTGCCGTGAAAATTCTTACCGCCGGGTGCCGCGCCTTTGCTTCGTGCAATGGCTCCGATTACCGCTTGCGGCACGCCTTTCGCGGCCAGTTGACGGCTCCTGCCGCCGTAGCCCAATTTGTTCGAATGGCCTTGAAAGCTTCCAGTCTTCTTTGTGGTTGCCATGTTGTATCCCCGTGTTTTAGTGATTAGTCTGAAGACGCAACGTACCGTGTGCGCAACTCAATTTCAACGTTAGGTTTCATGGCAGTCGAACGCCCCAGAAAATCACCGATTCCGAAGCTCCGTCGGCGCCTGACTATTCAGCAGCACGCTGCGCTCGATGCGCCGGACCATGACTATGCCGACATCATTGCCCTGAAAGCTGTAGCCGCCGGAACAGCAAATGCCGAACAACAGCAACGCTTTTTCGGCTGGCTTGTGAAGAAAGCCTGTACAATCGGGGGTATTTCGTTTACTCCTGATAAGCCTGACGTAGGTGACTTTAAGGAAGGCCGCCGTTTCATCGGGGCGTGGCTCGTGTACTTCCTCGAAGAATCCGGCGATAGCCTCATCAAGAGATTTCAGGACCGCAAGCCGCTTGAACCAAAACCGGCGCGCGAACCAAAAGATGATCCAGCCAACTAAACGGGGGAAACATGACTGATGCGGCAGCGCCTGCGGGCGAAGTGAAGGTTGATCCGCCGGCGACGCCACCCGTCCCCGCGACACCTCCAGCCGTCGATCCCAAGCCCCCAGAGCCCGTTCCGGCACCAGCGGCACCCGCCGCCGCTGGCGACCTCCCCAAGCCGCAGGAACCAGCTCCTGCGGTTGCCCCTAAGCCGGATACAGCCGTTGCGCCAACACCAGCCGAGCCGGATAAGCCAGCCGAACCAGAGGTAAAGCCCGCATGGCCGTCCGATTGGCGCGAAGTGATGGCCGCCGGCGACGCCAAGGAACTCAAACGTCTTCAAGCCTTTGGTTCGCCCGAGGACATCAATCGGTCATATCGTGAATTGGAAAAGAAACTGTCGTCTGGAGCCTATCGTAAACCGCATCCCGGCGAAGAGGCCAAGCCTGAAGAGCTCGCGGCATGGCGGAAGCAGGAGGGTATCCCTGAGACTGCCGACAAGTACGAAATCAAGCTGGCAGACGGTCTCGTGGTTGGTGAGCAGGACAAGCCGTTGGTAAACAAGTTTGTGGAACGCCTCCACGGGAAAAACGCCAGTCCCGAAGTCGTGAATGAAGCTCTGAATGTTTATTACGAACTGACGCAAGAAGGCTTCAACAGGCGTGTCGAATCCAACCGGACGGCCAAGGAAGCGACGGTGGCTGAGCTTATGAAGGAATGGGGGCCTGACGAATATAAGAACAACACGAATATCGTGACCGGGCTTCTGGATACGATGCCGCAGCCTGCTTCAAAGGCGCTCACCGAGGCCTACGGTCCCGATGGCGTGCCGCTCATGAGCAATCCTAACGTAATCCGAAGTCTCTTCATGTGGGCACGGCAGGTAAACCCTTTGGCCGGCCTCAATCTGCCGGGCGGCCCGACCCAAATTCAGGACATGGAAAGCCGTTTGGCCACGATCAAATCCATGATGGGCAACGACCAGAGCGAGTATTGGAGCAAGGACAAAGGTCCGATCCTCCAGAAGGAATATCATGATCTCCTGGCTGCCCAGCTGGAGATCAAGAAGCGAGCTGCGTAGCTATGCCTATTCCAAACGATGCCCAACGGGCCGCAATGCGGTGCGAAAGCGCGGTCTCGATGTTTGCAGCCGAGCTTCGGAGTCAGTTGGATTCTAGCGACGTTCTCGCTGAGAACGGTGGTCTTTACGCTGTTGTTAAATTAAAGATCGTGGATTCTAGCGATCAGGCGCTTGACGCCCTGGAAGCTGGTGATGGTCAGCCGATGAAGGAAGCCGTCGCAAAGCTCGTGACCAAAGTCAGATCAATTACCGAGCCCCGTCGGGGCGCACCGCTTCGGCCAAGTGAGTAGTAGGCCGAGAGATAACCGCTTCGCCGCCATCAACGCAATGATCGGCGATAGTGGTAGTGATTATTGGAAGCCGGGCGTCGGGGACGCTCTTCAGCGCGAATATCTGGAACTCACGGCTGCGCGCCGGCAGCGGAGCGTCAGGACGTGGCGCACGCTTCCATATCTCTGGATAATCAACATTGGTGCGGCCTTTTGCCGGTGGGGCGAGGATCGGCTTTGGAATTGTCTGCCTGACAAGTACCGGCCGACCGCGATGCTCTGTGGGAGCCGGTTTTACTATGTGATGCCTGAGGAAAGTTACCGGGATATGGCGGAGGCTTTGAGAGAGAAGCGCGCCAAGGAGATCCATGATCGCGCTATGGATCGGCTGATCGAGGGACGGAGGTTCACGGTTTCGGAGCCAGAGGAAGAGACGTGACCAGAGGGCGGCCGTTTGGAGGAGGCGCTGAATGGGGTGAGTCGCTTCTGGTCCCATGCGTCCAGACGATCGTGTGGCCCGGCTGGTTCGCCGATTCGGTCGGTGGGTTCATCCATGTTCATCCGGTTGATGATCTGCGTCCGCACGAAGTTGATACGCCGTGCTGGCGTCATCCGACGGAGGATGAAGGGGTAATGGTTCACCATAGCCTCGATAATCGTGAGGACTGGGAAAAGGGCCGTCGCCGGTTGTCCTGAATAATTGTTGTTGAAATGTCATTACGACGCGCGTATATTGGTGGCGTTGTCTCTTTGGGGAAACTTGCAAAAGTCCCGAAAGACACAGCCGATTGCAAGATGGAGCCTATCGAAGTGCTCGCGGCCCCCAAAGGGTAAACCGCTCACTCCGTGAGGATAAACCGGAAGGCTACGGATCGTTCCCGTAACTATTCAGTTTAACCCCTCATAGGAGTGCTATGACCGACACAGCCACCCAAGTTCAGTATAGACAAGAGCTAATCGCCCAAGCTGAGCAAGGCGTCTCTCTTTTCCGTAACTCCGTTACGACCTTTTTCGTCATCCAGGGCAACCAAGCTATCTTTCTCACCGGCGGTACTGGTGGTGCAGAAGCTACGAGCCGTGGTCCGCAAGGTCTGATTCCTTCGCGCACAGACACGGTCACCAACCCAGCCTGCACATTGCAGGAATGGCATGACAAGGTACGCCGCACGAAGTTTAACATCTTCACGGCGCAAGGTAATATGCGCATGCTGATGCAAAAGGGCGTCGTCAAGGTCATCAACCGTAAAGCTGACGATCTCATCATCGCCGAGCTAGCCAACGCAACCTTGCAGTTGAACAGCACGGCGCTTCCGTTCAATCTCGATACGATCTCAAAGGCTCAGGCGCTTCTGGGGCAACAGGATGTCGATATCGAAGACGAAAGCAATATCTTCTACGCGATCACGCCTGCCGCACGCAATTACTTGAACCAAATCAAGGAATTCGCTTCGGCAGACTACGTCGAGGTGAAGGTTCTTGATGGCCCGGCGGTTAAGATGAAACGCTGGTTGGGCATCAACTTCTTCGTCTCAAACCGCCTTCCCGGCCGGACGACGGCGTCCGAGACCTGCTTCCTGTTCCACCGCGATGGCATTGGTTACGCCATCAACACCGGCGATATGGAAGTCGAGGGCGATTACAACAAGGAAGAGTCCTACTACTGGGATCGCGCCTCGGCATTCATGGGGGCGAAGCTGCTGCTTACGACCCATGTGGTCAAGACGCTCCACGACGGTTCCGCGGTCGCCTCAAGCTAAATGGTGATGGCCCTTGGTGAGAACTGAGGGCCATTTCTCTAGTTAACTCTTTCGAACAGGTGCAAGAATGACTTACGCAACGACAAACCAACCCATCATGGTCAACAATGGATCGATCAACGACAACGTTGGCATGCGCTTCTGGCAATATCAATCGGCTGACGTTGCCGCAACTGTAGCTGGTGCCGCATATTTTACCGATGGCAAGACACTTGGTATGAAGGTCCACGATCTGGTCTTCGTCAGCGATACCACTACACCACTTATCACTGTGCATCAGGTCTTGTCCTTCACCGGCCAGGCCACGAACCTTTCGGCCGGCACCACGATTGGGGCCGCCTCCTAAGCCGACCTCCGGTTGGAAGAACCCGGCGGACCGCATACCCCGCCGGGTTTTTCAACTGGTACGTATCGTTGCGGCGTGGTACTGTTCCGGGCTTCACAACCCGGAGGATTGAGCAATGAACACGTCTGTAAATTTAGGTCGCATTAAGATCGAAACTTACGCGATTCAGCGTTGGCAGGTCAGTGTTGAGCCTGAAACAACCATGGAACAGATTCTCGACCCCGCATACTTAGCACACAGGGCTGATACGATGACTGTGGGTGACCGGGTGACCTGCCTCTGGGAGGATTTGAGCAATCTTGCCGAACTGATCGTTCTCAAAATCGGCGTTGGTATCGTTTATACCCAGTTGCTGAATCAGACCGAACTGCGCGAGCCCATTATTCCCGAGGAAGTGGTTGCCAAGCCGAAAGGCAAGAGCAGGCCGCCTATTGCATCAGCCGCTTAAGAGGGCACCATCTACGGACAACTGGAAATCTACAACGGGGCTTTGAGGGAAACGTCCTCTCGGGCTCTTGCAGCTTTGACGGACAGAGCTGAGGGCCGCTTCCTGCTTGATGAAGTCTGGGGGGATGGTGGGGTCACAACGGGTGGCCTAAAGCATTGTTTGGAACAAGGCCTTTGGACCTTCGCTCTCCGTTCGATGGCCGTGGACCCAGATCCGGACTACACGCCGAGCTTCGGTGTTTCCAACCGGTTCGGAATGCCCGGCGATTTTGTTCAGACCGCAGGCGTCTGGTCGGATGAGCGATTCAGCAATCCCGTGACAGATTATTCAGAGGAAGCCGGATTCTGGTATTCGGACCTTGCTCGTCTCTATGTGAAATACGTCTCAAACGATGCGGCCTATGGCCTTGACTTCACCAAATGGCCCGAGAGTTTCAAGCTTTATGTCGAGCGTTACTTCGCCTCGCGCATTATCGGAAAGATCACCAAAAGCGAGAAGCGCGAAGAGGACATGATCCGCAAGACGGAGATGGCTGCTTCAGCCGCGCGCACCAACTCGGCGATGGAGCAACCATCGAAAATTCCTGCACGCGGTAGATGGGCATCGGCGCGCATGGGGACCGGCACTCGACGTGGTGAGTAGCCTATGTCTCTGGAAAATAAGACAATTCTTGCTCTCAACCGGGGGCGACTGTCCAAGCTTGGCCTCGCCCGTGTTGACCTAAAACGATATCCTTTCTCCGCATTCGTCCAGCGTAACTTTATTTCCCGCACCCTTGGTTCATCGATGCTCCGTCCAGGTTGGGGCTACATCGACGGCAGTTACAACGATGCTCAAGCCTATTATCTCCCGTTTATCTATAGTCTCGATGACACGGCGATATTTGAGTTCACCGATATGCTGCTTCGCGTGCGTGTGAATGAAGCCATTATCACACGACCTGCGGTTACGGCCGTCATCACGAACGGGACATTCACAACAGATATCGTTGGCTGGATGATCTCGGACGAGGCGGGGGCTACCTCGAACTGGACGAACTACGGCGGGAGCGGAGGCTTCCTGCAACTGGTAGGGAACGGCTCGAACAGCGCCATAGTCACTCAGCAAGTTACGGTGAACGAGGCAGGCGTGGAGCACGCCCTTCGCATTGTGGTGCAGCGCAACGACACTGTTCTTCGGGTTGGATCAACCAGCGGCGGAGACGAATATATCGCGGAGACGACTATCGGCGCCGGCACCCATTCACTGGTCTTTTCCCCTTCCGGGGATTTCTATCTCCAATTCTCCAATCACACCACAAACTCGTGTCTCATCGACAGCGTTGCGATCGAGGGGGCCGGGGCCATGACCCTGCCGACGAACTACGCCCTCGGCGATCTTGATCTGGTTCGCTGTGACCAGTCGGCTGACGTGGTCTATCTCGCCTGCGACAAGCGGGGAGCCAAGGGCTATCAGCAGCTGAAGATCGAGCGGCGCGCTCCGCGATCATGGTCAATCGCCCAATTCCTGCCAATTGATGGCCCGTTCATGGTAGGGAACATCAATCAAAGCATCGTCTTTACCGCGACATCAATCTCGCAAGTTCTGCGCCGTTCTTTACTATTGATCATGTTGGCAGCCTCTTCCGGCTTAACAGCACGGGCCAGATCGTCAAAGCAGACCTCGGTGGGGAGGGTCAGTACACCGATCCGATCAGGGTCACCGGAGTGGGCGACCAGAGGAAATTCAGCATTGGTATTTCCGGAACCTATGTCGGAACGCTCACCCTGCAACGCAGCGTCGGCGATGTTGGGGCATGGGTAGACAATGGGACCTACTCCTCCAGTACGGATTATAACGACGGTTTGGACAATCAGATCATTTTCTACCGGATTGGGTTCAATACAGGGGACTACACATCCGGTACGGCAGCGGTGGTGCTCACTTATTCCTCTGGATCATTGGCGGGTATCGTCAGGGTGACGGGTTTCGTTAACACCAAGTTGGTTGCCGCCAATGTGTTGAAGAACCTTGGAGGAACCGATGGGACATCTGACTGGGACGAAGGCCAATGGTCGACGCGGCGAGGATTTCCGACAGCGGTCAAGCTCAATGAGGGGCGCCTGTGGTGGGCGGGGCGTGACAGGATTATCGGATCGGTCTCCGATGGCTATGAGAGCTATGACGATTCGGTCATAGGCGATGCAGGCCCGATCAACAGGAGCATCGGATCAGGCCCCGTCGATCGCATCAACTGGCTCGTTGATTTGCTCCGGTTCGCGTTGGGCGGCGAGATGGCGGAGCACTTTCTGTTCTCCGATGCCCTCGATGCCCCCATCACTCCCACCAATAATAATATCCGCTCGCCGTCGAATATGGGTTCGGCACCCGTACAGGCGGTGAAGATCGAGACGGTAGTTGTGTTTGTCGACCGGAGCGGCACGAGGTTAGTTTCGGCGTCCTATGACAATATTTACCAAAGCTATCCTGTCGAAGACCTGACGATCTTTTGCCCGGAAGCCGGGGCTGTTGGCATCAAACGGATTGCGCTTCAGCGTCGTCCTGATACCCGCATTCATTGCATTCTTAACGATGGCACGGCCTTCGTGTTGGTTTACGACAAGCTTGAGGAAGTCAAATGCATCATCGATATCGACACCGCTGGAAGCATCGAAGATGTGATCGTGATGCCTGGCTTGGTCGAGGACGTTGTTTACTACTCGGTGGCGCGTGTCCTGAACGGGGTGACCAAGCGGAGTTTGGAGAAATGGGCGCTTGCCAGTGAATGTGTCGGTGGGACGCTGAACAAGCAGGCCGATAGCTTTGTCATCTTCCATAGCGATACGCCAACCACCGTCATCACGGGCCTTGATCGCCTCAATGGTATGCAGGTTGTGGTTTGGGCAGATGGCAAGGATTTCAGCCCACTGGTGAGTAAAGGCGTGCCGACGAGTTATCTGGTCTCCGGTGGCCAAATCACGCTGCCTTCGGCGGTATCGGATGCGGTCGTGGGACTTTTCTACGATGCGGAGTTCGAGGGGACCAAGCTATCCTATGGTGCCGCACTCGGGACAGCTCTGAATCAGCGCAAGTATCTGAACTACATCGGGCTTTTATTGGCCGACACACATTGCAAGGGCGTTCGTGCGGGGCGCAGTCTTGATGATGCCGATCTTTACGACATGCCGAGCGTGGAAGACGGAGCACCTGTTGATCCAGATACGGTCTGGGATTTATATGATCGCGATGGATTTAGCGTTGGTGGAGACTGGTCCACTGACGCGCGTTTGTGTTTGTATTCCGCTTCTCCACGACCTGCTAATATACTTGGCGTGACGGTATCCGTCATCACCAACGACAGCGCCTGATGTTGCCGCCGGACGTTGAAGTCAGACGGGCCGATAGCGCCGATTTGGAGGCCTTCTATGGGCGGGACGTTCGGCCTAGCGTGAAGGCCTGGATTGCTCTCTGGCGCGGCGAACCATCCTGCATAGCTGGCATTGCATTTGAGGAGGCAGGGTTTGTTGCGTTCTGTGATGTGAGGCCGGGCCTGAAAGCTTCGCCTATTAAAATCTGGCGCACCGCGAAGTACATACTCGATGAGATGCTCGGCAAAGGTCTTCCGTTGATTACGCAACTAAATACGAGTATAGATAAATCGGAGAAATTCCTGCAAAGTCTCGGCTTTGAGATAGTGCAAGCGGAGGACGGTCACGTTCTTTACCGGGTGAACTAATGGCCGTCACATTCCAGATAGAGAAATCAGATACTTGGGATGCCGGGATGATCGCCGCGGCAACCGAGGCGTGGAAGGAAATTGGTCACGGCTTTTTGAAGTCCATCAATCCAATCCCCGATATCGAAACATATAAGGTTCTGGAAGACAAAGGGATTGTCATCGGCATAGCTGCTCGCGACGATGGCATATTCATCGGATACTGCACGATCTTTATTACCAATAAACTTCATCACAAGGGTTTCAAGAAGGCCAGCTGCGACTCGATCTTTGTCAAGCCGGACAGGAGAAACCAGCATATCGGGCGCGGCCTCGTCGCGGCAGCCGAGAAGTTTGCCAAGGAGGCTGGTGCCGGGGAGATGGATTTTCACGTCACGAAGCTCGTGAATTTCGGAAGTCTGCTCGAACGTATTGGCTATTTCCCTCAGTCCACGACTTATTCAAAGGTGCTGAATGCCTGATTTTGGGATAGGCGAAGCCGCCGCAGCTCTCGGGACTGAGTCCGCCGGAGTTTTTGGAACAGAGGCGGCTGCCAGTGCCGCCGCCGCTGGAGCAGGGGTGACTTTTGCCGCTCCGGCCGTGGCAGCGCCGCTCGCCGCAGCGGGTTCGAGTTTCTTTTCGATAGGAAACCTCCTTAGCATCGCCGGCACAGGTTTTGGCGCCCTTCAGCAACTCGGAGCCGGCGATGCCGCCAGTATGGCTGGCAAATACAATCAGCAGGTTGCCAATGCTGCGGCGGATGAAGCGCAAGCATCGTCGCAGAGAACGTATCTTGCCCGTCAGCGGCAGACCAACCTCATGTTATCGCAAAATCGCGCAAGAGCTGCCGCTGGCGGCGGTTCGGTCGACGATCCAAGCGTGGAGACAAATGCAGAGAGCATAGCAGGACAAGGTGAATTCAATTCGCTCACCGATCTCTACAACGGCAATGCGCAGGCGGCTCGGCTGCAACAACAAGGTGCGATGGATAATTACGAGGGCGAGACCGCCGACTATACCGACAACGCAAAGGCATTATCAACGGTTCTTAGCGGCTCCAGGTCGATGTTCTCCCGATACGCCAGTCCTTTTGATTCCAACATGATGCAGTAATGGCTCGCCTTCCAAGCTTCGAAGATCTCGGTCAGGTCACTCCCCAACCGCAGGCAGGCGTGGACGTGCCCCTGGCCGATGCATCGGCTCCTGCCGAAGCTTTGGCAGGTGTTGGCGGTGAAGTTGCGAAGCTCGGCGACCAACTGAACCGCAACGATTACTATCAAGGAACTCTCCAGATGCGCTATGCGCAAGCCGGAGTGGCCTCGCAACAACAGGCGCTGATGGAGCAACTGGCACAGGACCCCGATTACGCTTCGATTCCGCAAAAATACCAAGATGGAATGCAGCAGATTATCAAGGACAATTCTGCGCAGGTCGAGAATCCATATCACAATTCATTGTTTCAGTCTTGGGCAACTAAGACAGCTTTTGCGCCCGGTGAGCGCCGTGTGCAGGCGATGGTCGCTGCGAAGTCAAAGGACGCCGCGCTTTCGAGCCTCGACCAATTGACGAACGATCAAATCAGCGTGGCGCTGCGCGATCCGACGCAGACCCAGCAGTCACTCCAGAATATTCAGGGAGCCTATCAAGCTACGGTGCAGGCCGGTGGAATGGATCAGGCGCACGCGACGCTGGGGCTTCAGAAAGTCACCCAGCAGCTCGCCGTAGCGCGGGTGAATTACATGCCGCCGGCCCAGGCGCTTGGCGTCCTTCAACCCATGATGGACCGTATGCAGGGCAAACCTGCGCAAGCTGTTCCGGATGCGCAAGCGGCGAACGCCAATGCTCCCGCTGACGCAGATTCGGCGATCAATTTCGTGATGAACAAATTCGAGGGCGACCATCTGGTGCCCAATGACAACGGTCGCGGGCCGTCGAAATATGGCATCGTGGCTGCCGATAATGGCCTGACCCCTCAACAAGTCGCAAATCTCTTGCCCGACAAGGCTGCGGCGATCTACAAACAGAATTACTGGGATGCGATTGGCGCAGACAATCTTCCCGCCAACATGCGCCTCGCGGCTTTCGACACGGCCGTTAATTTTGGTGTTCCGGTCGCACAGGACATGATTGCCAAAGCCGATGGTGACCCGAATGCACTGCTCGCGGAGCGCGCGGCGGCCTATCAGCATCTGGTGCAGATGAACCCCGGCAAATATGGCGCGTCGGCGGCAGGGTGGGCCTCCCGTCAGACTTTACTCGGTCAGACAATCAACAACACGGGCGTTCAACCGGTATCGAACGACTGGACGGATTTCATACCGCCCGAAAAGGTGCCGGAGCTTTTCCACACAGCCGTCATCCGAAATGCGCAGGATTTGAGTCAGCAAAAGCAGGCTCTGGATCAGGCTCAGGAAAAGACGATGAATGGGATGCTGACCGCTGCCTATCAGCAGAAACTCGACCCGCAGACGGTGATCAATGATCCTACTCTGACTTTCGAGAAGAAGCAGACGGTCTTGAATATGCTGCATTCGGTAGCGGAGCGCGGTGCGCAGACCGATCCCGCCGTGTTCAACGATCTTTTCCAGCGCATCCATGCCGATCCGACTGATCCAAATCGCATTACGAAAACTGACGATCTCATCCCTTATGTCGGTCACGGCATTAGCTTTGAAGGCAACGAACAACTTCGCAAGGAACTCGCGGGGCGCAACACACCGGAGGGCGACGCCGAAGCGCAAATGAAGAAGCAATTTTTCGATGTGGCGAAAAGCCAGATATCCGGTTCTGACCCGCTTTTGCACATCAAGGATCCGAAGGGTGAAGAGCTATACCTCAAATTCATGAGCGCTGCCGTTCCGGCCTACCAGCAAGGCAGAGAGGCTGGAAAGACGCCAACGCAACTTCTTAATCCCGACAGCCCGGATTACGTCGGTAAGCTGATTCCGCAGTTCAAGCGGGGGATGAACGAGAAGCTTTCTGACATGATGCTGGATGCCGGGGGTATGGCCCCGGATGCAGCGGCTACGCCGACGCTCGGCGGCATAATATCCGATGTTCACTCAGGCAAAATCTCCGAGGAAGAAGGTCGCGCCAAAGCTGAGAGCCTGGGTCTTGTCAGAATTGATTCGGCTCCGAAGGTCCCTACGGGGGTTGAATGAGCGATGGCCTGCCAACTTGGGATGAAGCGATAGCGCAACCGCCATTACCTCCTTCAGATGGTTCGCTTCCGACTTGGGATGATGCCGTAAAAAGTAACCCAGCATCTTGGACATCTACCGCAGCTAGGGTTGGACGTAGTCTTTATCAGGGGGGCGTTACGACTTTGGGCGCTGTCGGTGCAGAGGCCAGTGATATTGCCACATTCCGAACGTCACCCGATCCCGCCGTGGACGCTTTCTTCAAGAATACTGCCGCAGGCCGGATCGCCGACAGCTTTATGGGGGGTGCCGCCGACGCTCTGAAGGAAGGGGGTGTTCCCGCCATACAAGTGGGTGGAGATACCGAGAAATCTTTGCGAGAAGCTGGTATCTTTAACGATTACATGAGCGGTGAGAAAGACTTCGGGAAGAGCATTACCGAGGCCTTGGTGCGTCAGGCTGCCACCGCGATGGATGCGGCATATCGCGCAGGTGGCGCGTTATTCGCAGGTGGTCAGGCTTTTTTGCATCAAACGGTACTTGAGACTGGTGCGCCGCAGATTTACGGCGCTGGTACAGCCCAACTCGCGCGAGACATCGCTGCGACGCCGGAGTCCCAGTTCGGTTTGGGTGGTGGCGGACATATTCCCAGCGCTCGGTTACCTGTCGAGGTCGCAAAGGCGCGGAGCCTTGGGGTCATAGGCGAGGGTGAGGCTGGATATTTCGGCACAGCCGAACCGACGCCGGAGAACGCGGCCGCGCGCGATGCAGCCGCAGCTTCTCTGCCGCCCAGTCCGGAAGCCGCACCGATGCCCCCCGAGGCGCAACCCGCGCCGGTCCCGGACATTCATCAACTCGCACGCGCGGCAGCGCCTGAAGCTATGCAGGCCTATGACCGGCTCACCGCCCAAAGCGATACCTTGCGTAGCCAGTTGAGTGATCTTGGATTGCAGCGCACCGCCGATATCGACTCTCAAATCGCAGCGATAGAGCAGGCCAAACAGGGTGGCTATGGAAAACTGCAATCGCTGAAGGAGAAGCGAGACACAATTCTCAACGAAGGCGACACGCCGGAGATGGCGGCGGTTCGCACGAAGCTGCAAGAAACAGACTACCAGATGCGCGATCTGGCCCCCGACGTATCCGCAGCCTATCGGAAGGCACAGGAAGGACTGCCGGAGCCGGTCGAGCCCGAGGTGGCCGCACCGCCGGTTGTCCAGACCGTTCCAACGTCTTCCGAGGCGTCGCAGGAGCCAACTGCACCAATAGCGCCGGTCGAAGCTCCCCCCACGGACATTGCCGATGATGTCAGCCAGAAGCTCATCGCCGCTGGCAGGCCGAAGGAAGAAGCTGACGCGGCGGCGCAGCTCGTGGCCGAGCATTACAAAGCCGTTGCCGAACAAGGCTGGGCCAAGGGCACGCCAGAGGAAATCTATGCGCGGGACGGTGCGCAGATCAAAGCCGGGCGTGGTGCTGATGCGACTGGTATTTCTTGGGATGATTTCTCGAAGAAAGTGGACGCGGATGCTGTCAAGCGGAGGGCTGATACCTCTCGCAAGGAATATGGCGAGGCTGTCGGGGTCGAAGCCCAGCAACGCAGATTGCGCGGTATCACCACCCAGGAATGGGCTCCGGGAAACATCGTTGATGCCGGGTTCGTAAAGAACCTGCTCGTGCTTGGCCGAGATGATGGCGGCGCGTATCGCCTCGTCAGCAAGCCTGATGTTACTGGCGTCAGCAAGGTGTACACCAAGGAACCGCACAAGGGCCTTAACGGGGTCGTGGGCGAAGACGGCAAACAGTTGACTGTGCAGTTTCAAGATGCAGTCAAGGGGGCCGAACTCGATAAACAGCCAGAGTTTGCCCAGACCCCGGATGGCGAGATTCCCAGTGACGGACGTTTGAGCCAAGCTGACCATGAGATTGAATCTAAACTTGCCGAAAAGGTTGGAAACAACTTTGACGCGGCGGTGGAGGAATATAGTAAACTACCGGAAACGCAGGGTGGGACAGTTCTTAATACCGATAGCGCGCGCGAGCTTTCGGAAGACTATCTCCGGGACCGCACCAAATCGTCTGCGGTACAGGAGCCGGCCAGTTGGTTCATCAGGAAGCTTTATGACGAAAAACTGAAGGAAAAAGCAACCGGCGATAAACTTGATCTTGTCCAATTCACAGCCGGGGGCACGGGGGCTGGTAAATCTAATGCTATTGCCAATATTCCTGCCGTGAGGGAGTTGGCTGATCGTGCTCAGATCGTCTACGACTCGAACATGAACTGGTTGGATGGTTCGGTAGAGAAAATCGATAAAGCACTGGCGGCTGGAAAGTCTGTTAACATCACCTATGTTTACCGTGATCCAATCGAGGCTCTAGTCAATGGGGCGCTCCCTCGTGCCACGCGCCAAGAGAAGAAGTTTGGCAGTGGGCGCACAGTCCCCATTGGTGAGCACGCTGCGACTCACGACGGGTCGCTTGAGACGATCAAGGCGATTGCCGAGAAGTACAAAGATGATCATAGGGTTACCATCCAGGTGATTGACAACCGATACGGTAAAGATGGAGCCAAACAGATCCCCCTTGACGATTTATCAAGGATTATCCATGATAATACATACGAGAGCGTAAGGAAGGCACTCGATGAGCAAAGAGTCAACGGAACAATCTCAGACCAAACCTACAACGGCTTCGCCGATGCACACGCCGGAGATGCAGGCGCGGATCGACGAGTACACGAAGAAGATCGGTCAAGCCCTGGTGGACAACCTCAATCGGAACGTGATGAACGATACTCCGACGCCGTAGAGCTGGCCCAATCCGCTCGCGGAAAAATCCGCCTCGCTACTGACGACGCCAAAGCCGCCATTACGCTGATGAAGTCAGCGAACGCCTCCACATTCATTCATGAAACCGGCCATCACTGGCTCGACGAGATGATGCGGTATGCTGCGGCACCAGATGCGCCCGCCGGACTGCTGCGCGATGCCGCGACCGTCCGTAAATGGCTTGGCGTGGAAGACGGTGCAGAGATCCCGCGCAAGCAGCATGAGAAATGGGCGCGCGGCTTCGAGCGCTATCTTATGGAAGGCACCGCCCCCAGCAAGACCTTGGCTGGGGTGTTCGCCAAATTCAGGCAGTGGCTGGTCCAACTCTACAAGACTGTGGATCGGCTACGCTCCCCCATCACCAATGACATCCGCGACGTGTTCGACCGGCTGCTGTCGAGCAAGCCGGAGAAAACGGTCATCACCCCCGATCACGAACCCGGTAAGATGTTGGCAGATATCCATGAGGCCGATGCCGAGCACACGCCGCCCGAGCATGCGGCGGAAGTGGCAGACAACATCCGTGCCGAAATGAAAGCGACCGCGAAACAGGACGAGGAGGCAAGCAATGCAATTACCGCAAGTGAGGCTGGGCGAGGCCCAGGGGATAGCGACCAATCTCCAGCAGTTGGCGGATCGCCCGGACCAGCACCCAGAGAAGGTATCCCTATTCCGCAATCTGAGCCGGTCGGCGAACGCGGAGGTGAAGCTGCGGCACAAGGCGGTCGTCCACTTCCAGAGCCAAGACCCGTCGCCGGACCCGAGCCCGGCCCCGGACCCAACACCATCCTCGGACGACCCAAGTCCGCCCTCGTAGACAAGGCCGGCAACATCAGGCTCGACAATCTGAATACTCCCGCTGATGTGAATGAGGTTCTCAGGCAGACAGCTAGCGAGAACAATGATTTCATGGAGGCACGCCGCGGCGTTATTCCTGCTGGAGAGCAACTGAACCTTGCCGATGCGCTCGGTATGAACCCGTGGGACTTGAATTTCCGCAAAATCGGGCAGGCCTTCAATGCGGAGCAAATTATTGCAGCTCGTAAGCTTTTGGTAAAATCGGCGGTCGAAGTCCGCAACCTCATGAACGGCAACGATGTTGCCGCATATGCGGAGGCGAAAGAACGTCACTTGATGATCCAGGAGCATGTCGCCGGAATCACGGCTGAAGCCGGTCGTGCCCTCGGTGCGTTCCGGAAGTTGGAGGGATTCACCGATGCAAAAGCTCTCGGCGATTTCTTCAAAGAGGCCACTGGAAAGGATCTATTCCAGCTCGAACAGGAGATGAAGTTTGGGAAGAACCTGCAATCCGCAGGACAGGTGGCGAAGTTCCTCGATGCCTCGAAGAAAGCCACCTTCCGCGATATGGTGCTGGAATATTATATCAATGCTTTGATTTCTGGGCCAATCACCCATTTGCGTTATTCTGTTGGCAACGCGATCAATGCGCTGGCGACACCATTGGTCGAAATCCCTTTTCAAGCTGCTGTCGGAACCGTCCGTGGCGATGCGGACAGGGTTTACTTGGGCGAGGCTGCGGCGCAACTTCACGGCCTCTTCAAGGGGTCTCGGGATGGATTGTATGCGGCAGCCACGGCATTCAAGACAGGGATCTCCCCGGCGCTGCCGGGTGAGCATCTGAGCGGCAACTTTGCCGACACAACGAAGGTGAATGCCATCCCAGGGCTTGCAGGGAAAGTGCTCAATGTACCCACCAAGTCGGTCGCCGCCATCCATAGTTTCTTCAAGTCGCTGCGCTATGAACAGAACATTCAGGCGCTGGCCTACCGGCAAGCAATGCAGGAAGGACTGAAGGACGAGGCGTTCGCGGCGCGCGTTGCTGATCTCGGCGTAAACCCAACAGAGGCCATGATGAAAGAAGCGACCTCCGGGGCGTTGCGCGAACTCTACATGTCTCCCACGGAATACAACAGCACGATGGGAGCGCTCAACCGGGCGATCAACAGCAATCTGGCCGCCAAGATTATCGTTCCGTTTATGAAAATCGGCAGTCAGATCACACGCAACGCTTTTATCGAGCGGACGCCTCTTGGCCTTCTGGACAAGGATGTGAGGGCAAATGTCCTTGGTGACAACGGTGGTGCTGCGCGGGATACCCAGCTTGGCAAGATGGCGGTCGGTACGTCCCTCATGGCGACCACGGCGCTTATGACGCTCGAAGGAAATGCTACGGGAGATGGCCCAACCGATCCGGCACAACGTGCAATCTGGCTGCTTAATCATCGTCCCAATAGCGTCCAGATTGGGGATATCACCATTCCCTATCAGGGTCTTGGGCACCTCGGGATGCTCATGCGCTTCTCGGCGAATATGACAGAGACGGCGCGGGGATGGGATGGGGAGAACGGGGGCAAACTTGCCATGTCGTTCGTTGAAGGTCTTAGCAAAAGCGTGCTCGATGAAAACTTCATGAGAGGGGTCAAGGACTTGCTCGATGCGGTCTATCATCCCGATGAATATGGGGCCAACTATATCAAACAATTTGTGACTAATTGGCTGCCATTGTCGGTTGGTATGTCTCAGGTGGCCCGTGAAGTAGATCCCGATCAAAGGCAAACCCACAGCATTATCGATGCCGCATGGGCAAAGGTTCCATATGCCTCGCAGGCTCTCATGCCACGCCGTGACCGATTTGGCGAGCCCATTCCCAATGGAGCACCACTGCCACAATACGCCAACGATCCCGTTGTCCAGCGTATGGAAGCGTTGCAAATCGGGGTTGGGCAGCTAGGCAAGAAAATCCGCGGTGGCGAACTTACAGATCAGCAATATGATGACTATTCGAGGCTTGCAGGGCGCATGGCAAAGCAGCGTCTTAACGCGGTTGTCCGCACCGCCGGTTTCGCCACTATCCCGGCCGGGGTTCAGATCGAAACAATCAAAGGTATCATCGAATCATCCCGTGAGACCGCGAGAAATATCGTTATGATGCAAAACCCGCAGATCATGAAAGATGCGGTAAGTGAGAAGTTAAAGACGCTGTCGGGAGCGAAGTAGGGCGTTCCTAGTTATTGAATGCGGAAGCGTGGTGTGGTACAACCTGCCAAAGCCGAGGTATGCAGCTTCGGGGTTACTTGAATTGGTCTAGCCTTTCGGCCCTGTTTTTGCTCTTTCTGGCTTTGGCCGTGCTGGTCACGGCCCCTGCGGCCTATTCCCAATCCACCTATACCTATCGCGATTCGGCAGGCCCCCTCTCAAGCACCGGCATAAAGCAGCCGGTCAAGGTGGCGACCACAGCGGCCATTACGCTGTCCGGCGGCCAAACAATCGACGGGATAGCCGTCAACACGGGCGACCGTGTGCTGGTCAAGAACCAGTCTGATACGACCACGAACGGCATTTATAACGTCCAGATGACCGCATGGACGCGCGCGGCGGATTGTGACGGTCCAGGTGACGTGGTCTCAGGAACGATTATCGCCGTCGATGGCGGGATTCAGGCTGGGCTTTGGCAGCTCACGACGGCCGATCCTGTAGTAATAGGAACAAGCAACCTCACCTTCGCCACGGTCACGCTGTCAGCCACCACGGCGACGAACGCCACAAACATCGGCACGACCGTCTCGTCTACGAATGCCAGCTACTACATCACCGGGGTGGCCACGGCGACCAGCGGCAATCAGGCAACGGTGATCAACTCGGGGATCTTCTTCAACCCATCGACCGGGACCGTCTCGGCTACCAAATTCTCCGGCACGAACGCTGCTCTGACCGGCACGACTACGACCGCCAATCTGGTTGTGACGGGAACCTGCACCGGATGTAGCGGCACTGCGAGCCTTTCTCTTTCTGGCCTGACAGCGGCCACGACGGGCAATGCGATCGACAATACCAGCTTTGCTCAAACCTGGGCTTGGCAGGCACTGGGGGCAGGCAATGGCCTTACGCTGACGACCACTAACGGCACAAGCGGCGGATTGCTGGTTCTCGCTGAAACCACCACAGGTGCTGGCAAAGCCCTCTCATCGACCCTCACAGGGGCTAGCAACACCGGCTACGCAGGGTATTTCGTCAACCCGGCCACCACAGGCTACGCGGGGTACTTCGCGGGCGCAGCGGCGGTAACGGGGGTATTCACGGCCAGCGGCAACGCTGCTTTGACAGGCACTACCTCGGTCACGGCGCTAAACACCTCCAATGCCTCCCTTGGCGGCACGACCACCGCAAACAACCTGACGGTCAAAGGCACCTGCACGGGTTGCGGCAGTGGGGCCTTAATACCCCTCAATACCGTGAACGCCAGTGCTGCGGCCCAGGTTTCTTTCGGATCGACCTACATCACGAGCACGTACAACAAATACGTGCTTGAGTTTGATAGCGTTTATACAAGCGCCGGCACATCTCTCGCGATGAAGGTTTCCTCAAATAATGGCGGCGCATGGCTGGGTGGATCCGATTATTGTTGGGTAGGCACCAAGTCAAACCCTAGCATCACAGCTGCTAATCAAGTCAACGGCGGCGGGGGATGCGTTGATGCGTTTGCAATAAGCCAAGGCGTATCGACCGCAAATTCAGCTGATCAGGCAGCGCACGGGCGCATTGTATTCTCAAGGCCAAGTGCCGTCGCTGCGTTGCTTGCAACGTGGGACATGAACGCCGCGCTTGCCACCGGAGGCGCTGGCTTTGCTACGCACGGAGACGGCCAATACGACCCGGCAACTCCGGTAGCCATCAATGCAATCGAGATTCTCCCCGCCAGTGGAACAATTACTGGCCACTTCACTCTGTTTGGAATCGTCAACTAACCGAAGGAGCAATCATGTTCAAGAAACTCATCATCGCCGCCGTACTTGTTCTCGGGCTTTCGGCCTCTCCGGCAAAAGCCGCTGCTTTGGCACCAATACCGACGCCGATTGTAGCCGTTGCGGGTGGTGGCGGGGCTGCATTCTGGCCTTTCCTCATTGCCACTACCGGTGGTCTTGCCGTTGTTATTCTCAATGCGGAGGGCGTGCCGTTTCCTCTGTGTGGAGTTAGTGGCCTGCAATGTTTCTACGAGTTTCCGCAGGACAAGCATTTCCCTGACCAAGAGTAGGCCATGCAAACACGGATCGCCGTCCTCGCTTTAAGTCTTTTATTCGCCACGCCTGCATTAGCGCAGAACGGCCCGTTCACGGGCGGCGGTCCGTTTGGAAGCAATGCGCCTACTGCCTGCAAGACGGCGTCCACGACTGTCTCTGGCTGCGTCAAGGTCGACGGCAGCACGGTTACGATCAGCGGTGGCGTGATCTCTGCGACCGGCGGAGGTGGGGGAGGCTCGGTTGCGATAGCAGCCACCACATCGAACGTGACCTACCGGCCCTTGTTTGCCACGAGTACCTCCGCGGCGGCCTCGACAGTTTACGTCGATGTCGGCTCGCCGTGGTCTTACAACGCCTCGACGGGCCTGACCTCCATCCTTGGAATCACCACCACTTCGTTTACCGACAACGGCAACGCTGCTCTGAACGGAACGACCACGATTGCTACCGCTCGTGTAACTGGTGGTACAATCAACGGAACGACAATTGGGGCTACGACATCTTCGAGTGCCTTGTTTACGACCGTTACGGCGAACGCCTTTGCTATCAGTGGTCAAGGGGCCGGGTATCTTCAGGCCACGACTTCTGGAGTTGTGACCTCGGCAAATCTATCTCCACGCATTTTGCCGCTTTCATTAACAACGACTGATACCGGCGGAAATCTATTTCCTAATACCTATATTGGGACTGGCGGAAACGTATCCCCAGCTTCGCCTGGTTGGGGCGTGGTCGCTTCGCTGGGATCAAATGTTGTGCTCCAAGGCAGATTTCTCTTGCCGCATGTTTTGCCGCCAAGCGGTACGCTTAATCTTGTTTCTTTATGTCAAGCGGCTGCGGGAAGTGGTACAGCCAAGTACACCACTAGTGATGCCATCGTTAATTCGGGCTCTGATCCTTCGGCGGCGAGTTTAACTGGCGAAACACAAACCAGTCTTTCGATCACCACCACTGGCGGTTATCTTCTTACGGCAACTCCACTTACACCATCTCCCGCTTCTGATGGCGTTTCCGTTGTAGCGATAACGTTTAATACCACAGGATGGACGCTTGCTCAGACTCTTTCCTGCAACTGGTTCGAGCAATTCCAGTGAGAAACATTTTCCTCATTCTGGTGCTTTGCTGTCTAGCTTCTCAGGCGCAAGCGGCGCGGTGTTTTAACTCAACATGTGGCACAGGGGTGAACGACAGGATAGTTAGCGCTAACGTATCGTGGCCGCAACAGATCAGCGTTTCGGTTTGGATTTTTTCAAATGCAACTCAATCGCAGAATTCATCACCAAGAATCTATGATTTCAACCCTGAATCCGGGTCGAACTATCAGTTTGAATTTACAAGTTCCGGGACGACGATGACTCTCGCGGTTGGTTTTTCAACAACAGTCGGTGTATGGACTATCACAGCTCCGTCCAGTTCGGTATGGCATCATCTGGCCGTCACTTATGATGGTGCATCGACTAGCAATGTCCCGCTTATATATGTTGATGGGGTTTCGCAAAGCGTTACGACCGCAACGACCCCGGTTGGCACGATATCTATTCCCACCCAATCATTTAACATTGGAAATCGGAACGGTCTGGACAGGGCGTTTAACGGCAGAATAGCAGAGTTCGCGGTGTGGAACGGCCAGCTCTTGTCACCCAATGAGATAACGGCGTTATGGCGCGGGGCGTCACCACTTCAAATCCGATCAGCCTTTCTCCTTCTGTACGCTCCGCTTTACGGTAATACGACCAATGAAATGGATTGGAGTCCAAACCATTTACAACTTACGGTGGCAGGACCAAAACGCGGCAATCATGCCCCGGTCCAGATGGTTCAAGGGGGATCTATTGGGGCTCCGGCAGGGTTACCCGCTCTTCATGCGATGGGAGACAGTATTACCGCTGGGCAGAATGCAAGCAGCACTTCAAACCGGTATGTTAATCTTATTTCCAGCGATAAAGGCATTCAACTCATCAATCGCGGTGTTTCTGGGCAGCTTTCCTGCGATATGGCAGACACGCAGGTTTTTCCTCTCGAAACTCCAATAAGTTCGCAAAATATTATTTACACAGAGATGATAGGAACAAACGACGCAAACACGAAGGGCGCAGGAAGTTACGAAGCGGTCTATAACTTATGTCTGAACGCCTCTCTTTCATGGCTCGCCGTGCCTTCGGCCTCTAAGAAATATGCCTCGGCCTGTACGGCAAGTGGTTCATGGGCTCCTGATACATCCTATGGAGCGGGTATTGGGCGTATCGTATCAGGTAGCGGCCAAACCCTGTCCTGTACGATAACAACGACTGGAGGCCCGATATACGCATGGTATAGGCTTTGCGACTCTTGCGGAGGTACTTTTACCTATGCGCTTGATGGCGGGAGCACTACGTCGATTAACAACACGACCTCTCCAGCGATTGCTACGCAGAACGGAGGAGCGCATGGGGAAGGCTTTATCCGCATCACTGGTGTGGCGGCGGGAAGTCACACTGTTCTCTTTACTACAACAAATGCGAGCGCCGTTTCCATTGCTGGTATTGGCACTCCTCCGACAGCGAATGCTTGTTGTAAGGTTCTCGCTGGTGGCGTTCCTTACCAGCAAAGTGATGCAAATTCCGCGGCGACTTCGGCCTATAACGCAGATGTGTCGGCTGACGTTACGACTTTATCCGGAGACGGCCTTAATATTGCGTTTGTTCCCGTGCGAAGCTACGTAAATTCAACAACCGATATGTCGAATTCTCTACACCCGAACGACACAGGAATGGGTCATTTCAGGGACGCTTTTGAAGCGAGTTGGCCATGAGATTTATCTGCATCCTCTTTACCCTGCTATTCTTCACCGGTACAAGGCCAGTTGGGACTTGCAACTTCTATTGTGTGCAGGTGTGGCAGTGATCGTACAGCTAAACCCCGCATTGCCCCTCGATACACCCAGAGGTCCTGGTTTCGGCCACGCCGAGATCGACAACGGCATTGAGCATTCGCTTTACTGGGTCGTTTTCCTCGCCAACGGAAAAGTTGTCACCTTCCCGAATGAGGATGTCCGTTGTTGCGTGAATTATACGGCCTACCGGCCCAATCCAGAGAAACCTAAACCCGCGAGAAGGCCATGAGCTATGATCCATCCATTAGTGCCCTCTCGCTCTCGACGCACGGTTCGACCAACAACGCGCGTGGGTTCCAGCAATGGTCTTACGACAGCCCGACGGACATCATCGCCGCCATTCTGACCGATGGCTACTTTGCTGACTGTGAAGACCTTGGTGTTCGCCTCGGCGACATGGTAACCGTCAATGATCGCACCACGGCGGACATTACCTTCACGCGCGTATGGAAAATAGAAAGCGGTGATGTCAGCGTTAATCAAATTGCCGGGCTTGTCGAAGCAGGCACGGGTGGCGTTACGCGCATTACCAGTGGAACAACTTTTACAGCCGAGTCCGGGCAAACCTCGTTTGCCTGGGCATCAGAAGCTTCGGGCGGGAAAACGATCACGATTTATGATGGTGAGTACAGTGGACAGGAAATCGATATCTGCGACGAGATCGGAACATGCGACGAGAGTAATCCCATAACCATCGTATCATCGCCGAGTGGAAGCATTCTCTATACCACGCAATATCAAATCGCGATTGCCTTTGGCTCGGTCACTCTCAAATGGGACGGGATCTCCAACTGGTTCATTAAATCGGAAGGCGTGGCCGCGTCGTCCGCAAGTTCGGTTTCCGTCATAGTGAGTGTCCCCAGTGGCACCACCAACACGGCCGCCTCAGCCGACCTCACGGTGATCTGGAACAGCAGTTCGACGGGAACCAAGAACCAGACGATTCCTGCTGCGGCCAGCGGCAATGCCGGTGAGGACATCGTGATTAAGGACGGCATCGGCACGGCTGGAACATATAATATCGTCATCACGCCGGTGTCTGGCACGATAGACGGCGCGTCCGCCATCGCGATCACGGCGAACAAAAACTCTCTAACGCTTCGCTCCGACGGTGCCGGGAACTGGGTGGCGATCTGATATGGGGTACGCGCCATCCTTCGTCGCCGATGCCGGTGATTTGATCGGCAACGCCACGGCGGCAACGGCGCAGCCCGAAAACATTCCGCTCGATGCGACCATATCGATGAGCGGATCGGTTCTTGCTTCACTGCCCCCGTCAGGGTCGCCAACGACCGGCGATCACACGATTGCATCGGGCGATTGGGAAAAGAGCCTCGTTACCACGGATACGTCGGGGGTGAATTACACGCTCCCGGCCGGCCTGCCGAGTGGGCTTAAGGTTCGGTCATATCAAGGTGCGTCTGGGCAAATCAGCTATATCGCCGGGGCCGGAGCGACCATCATCAACGGCACTCCGAAGAGCGGCGGCCTCTGGTCTGCCGGGTATTTCGCCGATCTTGAGAATCTCGGCGGCGATGTATGGATCGTCACGGGTAAGCTCGCATGAGCTACAAAGCCAATACGACTATCAATCCAGGGACTATCTACGGTAACCCGACGGGTTCGCCTGCGTTGGGGACCGGCATACCCCTGAGTAACTACACCGCCTTCACACGCAACCAGCTCAGCGCCACGCCGGGGCCGGGCAGGAGCACGACCGGTGTCGTCACCCTCATGGCATCGGACGACGGCACAAGCCTTGTCAGCACTGACGGGGGCGACGCGAACTATTACCTCCCGGCCGGGCTTCGCAAGGGGTTCAAGGTGCGCTCCTATCAAGGCGGGGCAGGGAAAATCCATTACATCCCGGCTACTGGAGCTAGCATCCTAAATGGCTCGATCGTTAGCCAGGGGATCAATACACTTGGCTATTTTGTCGATATCGAGAATGTTGGCAGCGACCAATGGGTTATTATCAACGGCGGCGTCTCGGTCACGGACGTATGGTCTATCGCAGGGATGCCGACCATCAAGGAAGGCGATTCCTGCACGTTTATCATCACGCGCCCAGCAGAGGCTTTCTCCGATCCATCCGGGGCAACAATTAGGGTAACGGGAACCGGCGTCACCGCCGCTGGCTTCGCGCGCGATCTGGTCGAGACGCTCACCGATATTGCCCGGCTTAATTCAAATGTGACGTTCGATGGCGTGGATACGTTGACGATCAAGCCTGGATCGATCAATCCGATAGCCTTGAGCTTTTTTGTCGTGCCGACCTATACGGCTATTGGAAACAGGGACGTGACCCTTACGATAGCCAGCCCGTCGGTCGGATCTCTGGGGACCAGCAGCTCTACGACGACAGTCTTGAATGTGTCGAAGCCGACTGACCCATCGGAACTATTCCCCCCAGTGACGGCAACCGTTAATACAGATGCCTCCGGTTCTCAGGCGAATATCATCATGGATGATGTCTCCACGCTTACCAAATGGATGACTGTGACCGGCGACACACATGTTCCTGCGCTAACGTGGATTACGGCCATCAATGCGGGAACAAAGACGATTACGTTGAGCGCCAATTTGACAGGCACAGTAACGGCTACTACCGCCCTGACATTTACACCTCCCGGGCTTTGGTTCGACTTTTCCACGTCCACCGGCATCACAATGGATGGTAGCAACCGCGTGGCGACGGCGACGGACAAGATCAACGGCTATACAATCAATCAGGCTACGACGGGCAATAAGCCGATTTATCTCGCCAGTGCGTGGAACAGTCTTGGAGGCCTGCAGTTCAACGGGACATCTCAGAATCTCGCGACATCGACGAGCGCGCCGCTTTTTTCCTTATTCAACGACGCTAACCATCACATCACGCGTTTTCTCGTCCTGAAGAGGAATACCGGGACTTCCAATGTCGGGAACTACGGCACGTTCATGGGAAGCTGTCACAACAGCGGTTACGCACACTCAGACTTCGAGTCTATCAGCGAAGCTCAAGCCAATGGTATTGCTCTGTGCTTCACGAATTGGGATGGCGCCGGAATGTGCAACGGGCAGCCATTCTGGACTTTCAAGGTTACCCTGACGGCCAATTTTGTTAAAGGTGGCACGACTACAGCGACTGTAGACGACGCCACTAGCCTGGGACTTCCACCGTTTGGCGGATCTCATGTCTCCTGTAAGGTAATGGGGTCATTTAATGGAAGCCAGGGACCTACTTGCGGTCCAGCGTCAAGCTCAACAACTCTTCCGTTTAGTACCGCCCCTGGCACCACGGTTCCCGCTGGAACAACAATTAATGTCACTGGTTCGAGCGGCGCTGGAGGACTTACTTCGGCACAAACCGGGACATTATTCGAGATGGGCTGTACGTCGTTTTCCACGGGGCAGTTCACCGTTCTCGAGTTGATCGTCGTTCCGCGCATGCTGACGCCCCAGCAGTTACGAGGCGTCCACCTGTATATCGCGAATAAATGGGGAGCATCGGTCACCACCACCGTGTCGGCTGGCGTGCCCGAGTCGGCTAATAAGGACATGGGGCCAGCGTGGAGGTTACCGCTGACATCCCTGACCGGTATTTGCCAAGGGCAAGTGATATCGGCCACGACAGGAATAGCCGAGGGAACGACGGTTATCGGGATTAACCCGGCTGGAAACATCGAGATTGACACCGCCATTCAGTCTCCAGGAATTACGAGCGGCGCCACCCTGACTTTCACAACGCCTTCATTCAAGAAGCCGCGATACCTGGACGCCTCGAATTACGATCTCATCTATAGGGACGATTTCAGTACCGGGTTCAGGCAATGGGATGGAGCACAGGGATGGACCTGCAATCAAGGGACATACTGGAATTATCCGTACAACAATACGGCATTTGGCTATATAGATTTCAATACTTTTTACCCCGATCCGTCTTATGCGCCGTGGGTTCCTTATAACCCGTTTGCGCTCGACAAATCGGCTGGAGCCGAAACGGGTCAGCTTCTTATGACGCTGTCACCAACACCTCCGGTCATGCAGACGGCGTTGACCGCCGGCGGAGCTGGCGTCAGATCGGCTATTGGAGGCCTTCCGACCAATCAACAAGAATTTAGAATGATGCACGGCTATTACGAATGCCGGATGAAGGTAAGCGCCGTGAGCGGGGCGTGGCCCGCATTTTGGCTAACAGTGGCAGTAGACCAGCCGATTTATGGGGCACCGTGGCCGCCGGAACTTGATATTCTGGAACAAGAGTCCAATGCCTTTGCTTCCGGGTCGCTGAATTTGTGGGGTAACCCGGGCCACGTATCTAATAATAACAACACGTTTAACACGAGCCCGTGCCAAGATACGTTCGGACCGCTTTGGGCAGAGCATATGTTGATCGGGTGTGAGATAACACCCAATTATCTTGATCTTTTCGTGAACCGGGAATTCGTTCGCCGTGTTACGTCACTGGATGATACCCCTATTTTTTGGTGCATGGATATCGACAATAATTTTACATTTATCGGCAGCGGAGCGTGGGACGGCGTGACGCATATTCCGTTATACGTCGATCATGTGGTTGCTCTCAGGAAGAAGCAGCAATCTCCATCGGTGTCTGGCAGTACTCAGGCGGAAACGACCGCCCTGCTGGCGGCAATGTCAGTGCAACCAAGCGGGCCGCGCACCACATTGATCAATGCACTCATTTCCAGTCTGAAGACCTATAGGACGGGGTTCGGGCTATCGTTCTGGGACGCTCTCGACTTCCTCTATATACCAGCCGCTCATGATGCGCAGGCTGGCAGGATCAACTGGAAGAGCCCGTCCAATGTGGGATCGGTGGTCGGGTCGCCAGCCTTTCAAACAGACCGCGGTTATACAGGTGACTCAGGAGTGTCGTATATTGACACAGGAAAAGCTCTTGCGACCGCTGGATTTACCCTTACGCAGTCTAACAACCATATTGGCTCGGTGATTAATAATGTCAGTGGGGCACCGCAATCGACCTCGGTCGGAACCGTTGGCTGTGCGGCCTATTATATTCAACCCACCAATCTCGGGAAACTCCTGGTTTATAATCTGGGCGCCACCGCTAACTGGAACGGTGGAATATATGATAATATTCTACAGGTTGGCCTGGGGACAAACACCGTTCCGGCCAATCAGACGGCGGCAAATTGCCATATCATGTCATCACGAAACTTCGCATGGGCCTACACATACATTAATGGCAACTTCTCCTCCGGAAATAATGGTGTCGCTGGCTCAGGAAACTATGTGGCGGCGAACCAACACGCCACACTTTCGTCAACCAATATGTATATGGCGAACAGCAATTATCAAACGGCCTGCTTTCACGGCGGGGTTTTCCTCACAGCTGACGATGCACGCGATCTTTACAGCCTTTTGTACGTCTATCTCCACGCTCTGGGGGCGCTGTAATGGCGTACCAGCCACGCACACCACTTCCTGCTACAACGCTACTTGGCAATGCAGGCGCCTCTGCGGCGGTAGGCAGCACGATCCTGCCCGGACCTGATCTGGAGTTCGACGGGACCACGCTCAAGAAAATTCCGCCGCCAGTTCGCCATATAACAGATAGCTACACACTTCAGATAAGCGACGTGGGACGAAGCATCGTTGCGACCAACGTGCTCAATATGGACTTTTACCTGCCGAGGAGTTTTCCACGAGGGTTCAAGACGCGCGTTTACCAAGGCAGTACAGGGCAAGTCCTATTTCAGACATTTGGAGGCGGCACGATCATTAACGGGACGGTGGCAACTCTTTCGTCCTACACTAATGGCACCTTCGTCGAGATCGAAAACCTCGGCAACGATACATGGGTTGTCACTGGCAGTTACGCCGCAGGCATCCTTAACTGGAGCATTTACGGCGATACCGTAGTGCGCGAGGGAGATGTCGCCGGGTTCTGCATTAACTATCCCTCTGTGCTGATGGACACGTATCCAGCCGGTATCACAATCACTGTGACCGGAACCGACTTCGACACGGCAGGATGGGACCGGACTCTTGCCCAGGGTCTGGCCGACGCCTGCCTGCTCGATCCGTTCCTGACGTTCGACGGCACCAGTGTGCTGACGGTGAAGAAGGGGGCTGCGAATCCGATTACGCTCAACTTCTTCGCCAAGCCAGACTATACCGAAACTACCGATCGCACGGCCACCATCACGATCTCGGCACCATCTCAGGGACCGATTTCAGGCGATCATGTCGATTGCCTGATCCGGGATGTTTCAAAGCCCACAAGTCCTGATCTGCTGTTTCCTGATGTCACGATTACCACGTCCGGTAGCTCATCGTCCGGGCAGGCTGTTATCATCCTCGAGGACGCAACTGGCCTCCAGGTCTATGGCACCGTGGTTGGGACGGGCATTCCAGACCAAACCTGGATCCAAAGCATCACTGACAACACGATCACCCTGAGCGCAAATCTCACAGGAACGATTGATGATGCAACCAGTCTGACCTATCATCCACCCGGATTTTGGTTCGATTTCTCGACCGCCGATCATATCACCAAAGACGGCAGCAATAATGTATCGCAGGCCGTCGATCTAATCAGTGGATACACGATCAATCAGGCGACAGGCGCAAACAAGCCGGTATGGAGTGCTTCTGCCCTTAATAGCCTCGGTGGCCTCGTGTTTGATGGCAGCAAATGGCTCGCGGCTACCGTCGCAAATCAGATCACCAAAACTTCATCGGGAGACACCGCCGCCGGTGCCACCGCTATCACAGTCACCAGCGTCACCAGCGTGGTTCCCGGCATGCTCGTCACTGACTCTGGTGGATTAG